GCCTACATATTGGCGTCCATGCAGCGAAACAATGATAGGATGGGAACAATGAGCATAGAATGCATAAAATTTCAGAGCGTAAACAAGGGTACTTTCATCGGGTACGCCGATTTCTACATACCGAAAACGGGTCTGGAAATCTACGGGTGTCAGCTATTCCAAAAAGACGGCAAGCGATGGATTAACATGCCTGCTAGGGAGTATGCTGGAGAGCAAGGCGAGAAGAAGTATGCGCCACATCTCCGCTACAGAGACCCAGCTCATAAAGAGCTTTTCAATGAGTATGCCCTCAAGGCTATCGATAAGAAGTGCGCAGAGCTTGCGTCACAATCGGCCACTAAGCCACCAATGGAAGAGGTACCATTTTGACAGAAGAACAAGAACAAGAACCAGGTGCTCCAATACGAACGAGAAAGGTACAAATCATGCAGTGGGTTAGCGTTAAAGACAAGTTACCAGAAAAGCTCGAGCAGGTTTTAACATGGGATGGAACATACATTGATAAAGGCTCCATTATGAAAAAGACCACTCATTGGATGCCGTTGCCCTCTCCACCTAAGGCAATCGAATGGATAAGTGTAAAGGAGCGCATGCCCTATCTAGGTGATGGTGCTTTCATTGCTCATTTTCCTGAGGGGAGCTCTGAGCCTTTATGGGTCGATGGAATGTTATGGTCAGGTGCTAAGTGGTTTTCTGAAGCATATATGACGTATTATAATGAAGAAGACTTGCCACCAGAGAAAAAGGTGACTCACTGGGCATTACGTCCTTCGATGTTTGGAGATCAGCTGGCATAGCTCAATCGCAGAGCACCCGCCTTGTAAGCGGAAGGTTGGGGGTTCAATTCCCTCTGCCAGCATAGAGAATACGGTATATACCGTAAATGTAAAGCTAGCTTGACATGACAACTTTAGGAGTAAAAAGTGGACATATGGAAAATACATCAGGACAGGATTAAGGAGGATTCTCGCCTGGCTTCTTACACAATTACTTTAAACGAAAGTATTGGTGGATGGGATACAGACGGTGGTCATGATGGATATGGTCTGCAAAAAGACGTCGCTACTTGGATATGCGACATTTTAAATAAATCCGGTGAAAAATCACCTTTTACAATCGACGAATTTGGATACTGGGAAAAAGGTATCCCTAATTCTGATGAAGACTGTAAATCCGCTTTACACTAAAATTCCTCCTTCGCTAATCTGCGGCCATGATTAAATGGCACCTAGAAACGCGTCTCATTAAGGATTTGTCCCCTCACCCGAGCAATCCTCGCAAGCTTACGAAAGAGCAACATGCACAATTGAAATCCAGTCTGGACAAGTTTGGACTCATTGACAAGCCTATCATCACGATCGAAGGCCAAATACTCGGAGGACATCAGCGTATACGCATTCTCAAGGAAGAAGGCGTCAAAGAACTCGAATGCTGGGTACCAGATCGTGAGATGACAGAGCACGAGATCGATGAGCTTTTGGTCAGGCTAAATAAGAATACCGGCGAGTGGGACTGGGATACTTTAGGCAATGAATGGGAAGTAACCGACCTTCTAGACTGGGGTTTTTCAGCTGATGATCTGCATATAGACACGGGAGAAGATGATGATAAGCCTAAGAAGAAAGAGAAGGAGTGTCCTCACTGTGGAGAGAAGCTATAGCCATTTATATCCGGAATTGAGTATAAATAAGTATATATGACTTTAACTACTGATGAAAGGAAAAATCTTGGGGGACGCCCTGAGAAAGACATTGACTGGGAGCTGGTTGATAAACTCATTCTCAGGCAAAACTCTGGTGCAGAAATAGCTGGGCATTTTAACATGCATCCAGAAACTTTCTACTGTAGAGTACAAGATAAATGGGGTGTCGGTTTTACTGGTTACGCTGGTACAATATACAGTAAAGGACATAGTACTCTCAGATCAAGACAATGGGATAAAGCAATGGAAGGAAATGTTCAGATGCTCATTCGATTGGGAGAGCTCTATCTCGACGATCAAAAGCCTAAAACCAAAGAGGATAATGAAGTCACTAAAGTGGTCTTTGATGTAAATTATGGAAATAACAATCAAGTCGAAATACTTCCCAAGGCCCTACCAACTCCCGATCCTGCAAGCCCTGGATAGCGGTGTAAAGCGTGTCGTGTGGTGTTGCCATCGTAGAGGTGGCAAAGACTTAACGATCTTCAACTGGGTAATAAAAGAGCTAATCAAAGAGACATGCACATGCTTTTACGTGCTCCCAACCTATTCACAGGCCAAAAAGGTTATCTGGGATGCTATCAACAACGATGGCTTTCGTATCATTGACTACATACCTAAAGAGATCATCGCGTCATCTAACGGACAGGAGATGAAAATACGTTTCCTTAATGGCAGCTTGTTTCAGCTTATTGGCTCAGACAACATTGACAGCTTGATGGGAACGAATCCGAAGATTGTTGTCTTCTCTGAATATGCCCTCCAAGACCCATCAGCATGGGATTATATACGTCCAATCTTGAAAGTCAACAAGGGCGTAGCTGTCTTCATAAGTACGCCACGAGGCAGAAACCATTTCTGGGAGCTATTTAGAACGGCACAGACTACCGAAGGGTGGTATGCGCAGAAACTCACCATTGAGGATACAGGTGTGTTGTCCCCTGAGGATATGATCAAGGAAAAGTTGGATGGCATGAGCGAGGAACTTCTTCTTCAGGAATACTATTGTAGCTTTGATCGTGGTATCGAGGGCTCCTACTACGCTAAGCTCATGACGAAGATGGTTGAAGAGGAAAGGATTTGCCCTGTAAAGTACGATCCATCTAAAATGGTCTTTACAGCCTGGGACCTCGGCTGGGATGATGCTACGGCGATCATATTCTTTCAGCTACATGGTACGAGCATTAACATTTTTGATTGTGAAGAGCATAGCAACAAGACTCTGGCATGGTTTAAAGAGCTCTTGATGAACAAAGGATACAAATATGGCGCCCATCTTTTCCCTCATGACGTTGAGAATGTCGACGGCCTATCTACTGGATGTACTCGACGAGAGATTCTTGAAGAGCTTCAGGTCCCAGTTACAACAGTTCCTAAAGGATTGGTAGCTGACGGCATCGAAGCCGTGAAGGGTTTGCTTAGCTCTCGCATCCATATTGATGACACGAAATGTCTGCCTCTGATAAAGTCTCTAGAGAACTATCACAAAGACTGGGATGACAAGCACAAAGTCTATAGCAACAAACCTCGTCATGACTGGAGCAGTCACTTCGCTGATAGCCTAAGGTATTTGGCCGTTGGGCTTAGCAAGATTGACTCTAGGAATGCTTCTTCTGCTGATGATTACAAAGCTGTCAGATCATTTTTTGGGGATAGATAGCTTTACATAAATAATTTCCTTAGTCACCATCCCATTTATGGTGACAGATGAAGAATAACGATCCAATTTTTTGGCCTTCTGCTGATATTGATGAATCCATTCGTCAATCGATGCAGAAGAATTACACGGACTGCATTAACGTACTCCAGACACAATGGTATCAGGCAGACGTTGACCAACGATTTATTATGGCCGACCAGGATATCTGGGGCCTAATCTTTCCTGGGGTAGCTACCTACCGCAGGAAGATTTTCAACTTCAACATCATCAATCCCATTGTGCAGGCTATCTCGGGGCATCAAAGGCAGACGCGAAAGTCGACCATATGCATTCCCATAAAAGGTGGAAGCCAGAAGACAGCTGACCAGTTAACGAAATGCCTTTATCATGTGCACAAGAACGGCGTTTACCAAACCTATAGCGACGCGTTCGAACAAGGTGCCCTCACGTCCGGTCTAGGATTCGTTTCCATCTATAAAGATCTGACCGACGATCCTATCTCAGGGGATATCAAAACCCGATATATTGACATGAAGTCGTGTCTTTTCGATCCATTCATGAGAAAACACGATATGAGTGATTGCCGGTTTTTCTGGACGCGGACATTCTATGGTCGTGATGAAGCGGCACTAATCCATCCAGACCTATCTGACGACATCATGGCTCTGCCAAGTGGTACATATCGAGACGACAAATTCTATTACATGCCTGAAGTCTACCAAATACAATTTCCTAACCTCATTGCTATGGATGAATACTGGTATCTATCCTCACGTGAGGCAACTTATCTGGTTCAGAAGGACACAGAGGAGTGTCAAGAGTGGAAAGGTGATGAAGAGCAACTCCGGGATGTGATGCAGCAATTCCCGGGGGTGTTCAGTGTCATTAAAAGAAAGAGACCTACGGTACGCCGTAGTATTATTGTTAATGATCGAGTTATGCTGGATGAGCCTAATCCGTATGGTATCGACAGGTACCCTGTGGTGCCATTCTTGGGCTATTTCACACCCGACACACCCTATTATGCTTATAAGTTCCGCGGCATTGTCCGAGACATGAGGGATGCCCAATACCTATTTAACAGGCTGAAAGTATCGAACCTGGACATCTTGGAAGCTCAACAACAGGGCCTGAAAGTACGCCAGGGGTCTTTGGTAACTCCAGAAGATGGCCTAAACGCAGGTCACGGCCGTATTTTAACCTACAAGAAAGACGCATCTCCTCTTGACATTGAGCAAATGCAAATCCAGCCACCTTCTCCAGTTATGCTACAGATGGAAGAGATGCTAATGAACATCACACACCGTATTGCAGGGGTAGATCCATCCGCAATGGGTATTGATGTAGATGACAAGGCCGGTATCATCTCCATGATGAGGCAAGTTGCCACTGCACGTAACCTACAAAGGCTTTTCGATCAGTTTGACGAATCTCAGCGCCTATGTGGCGAGATCATGGTCGAGATGATACAAAAGGATTGGACATGGGGTAAAGTAAAACAGGTTTGTGGCGAAGATCCTACCGATGAATTCGATAGCAAGCTTTTTGCAAAATACAACTCTAAGATAGTCCAAGGGGCCCTTACAGAAACTCAACAACAGCTTGAGCTAGCTCAGCTTCTATCGGCTCGAGAGATTCTTGGCGATCTAATCGATCCTAAGGTGCTCCTAGAGGCGATGACACTGCAAAACAAAGATAAGTTGCTAGAGAGCGTAGCTCAACGTGAGCAGGCGCAACAGCAACAGCAGCAGCAGATGGCTGAAGCTCAAATGAAACAAATAGAGGTTGACAATGCCACCAAGATCGGATACGCCAAGGCCGAGGAAGCCCTCGCTCAAGAACGGCTTGCCAAAATTCAAAGCGATATCGCAGTCGCCGAAGAAAAAATCAGAAAGTCTCATCAGGAGGATACTCAATCGCTTCTCAATGTGGCTAAGATTCTCAAAGAGCTCCAAACACTAGACATGGAGCACTTGAAAGGAAAAATTGAAACCTTGCACATGATCAACAATCTAGATTTTGATCCACAGGGATCAGAAATGGCTAGACAAGAACATGCTGCTTCTTTAAAAACAAAACAAACCCCACAAGGAGTTTAATTATGAGCGAAAGAATGGCAAAAGCCGGATATGTCCAAGGGGATATGTCACCAAAAGTAGAAAGCTATCAGAAACCGAGCTCAAACTATAGCCAAGAAGGCTTTAGCAAGACAACGGACTATATTTCTAGAAACGATGCAACCGTAGGCAAACAAGCTGGTGAAGTTCGCAAGCAAGCCTATAAAGGCAGATACTCGTAATGAAAGGCTGCATGATGAAGATGAAATCTCATCTCAAAGAAGACAAACATGAGCTTAAAGGTATGCTAAAGGACGATAAAAAGCTTGCAGCATCTATGAAGTTAGGTAAAAAGGGTTCTCCAAAGAAGGGTAAATAATGGCTAAAGCAAAGATTGAAGTGCAGAAAGGGCCTATTGTGGCTCATCAGCCTACTATGAAGACGAAATTGCGCAACGAAGTTGATCGCGATGACGCTCGTGACAGGGCTGGGAGACGGGATGGGATGACTCTAAAACTTCATGAGCCTAAAAGATGACGAAAAGCCAGTATGGTGATAGGGACACTGTAGGCACGATCTACAGAAACGCTCAGCTCAACGGCGAAAAGCATGTTGAAGTTGGGGATATGTGTCGAGAAGTGATGTCTTCTCTCGTAGAGGACCTCAACGATACAATACGCTCAAACCCACACCAGGACAGGCCTTTCTTCATTACCATTCATGAGTCGAAGGATCTGCAAATGAGATCCTGTCTTCGTAGGCGCATGCTGACGACTGTATATCGTCCATGGCCAGAGGATGACACGACCGTGTTCTGGACTGATCCTAAGGCATGTCAGACGCTTTTCTGTTGGTGCTTACCTCATTGGTCGGAGATGGATAACATATTGGCCAACGAGAATCTCTATGACCATGATTACGTTACAGGGATTAAGGCTTGGAAGAACTACGAACTGCATTTTTTTGGTTTTTGTAAAGACCCAATGGGGAACTGGATACCCAA